AGACTCAGCGTTGAATAGCTGATTCCTACGACTGGGTATAGGATCTGCGGGATCATAAATAGCGACCAAAGCAATACCACCTTGAGTGGTTGTTGGACAACTCGGCTTATACGATACCCGAATACTGTTGAACTTGTATTTCTCGAACCGTGTTGCCAATCCCGATAACCAGGGGAATGTTGTGCCATCACCTGGATTGATAGAATAGCGAAGAGGTGCATGTGGAGTAATACCAATGCCACCAAGAGTTGGTCGTTCGAATGCTGCATTCTCAACATCGACTGGGTTAATATATTCACGATGCCTAACCCTAAGCACGCCGTCACTTCCTTGTAAGCGAGGACGGTAATTCGCTGTTTGTTTTGTGTTTGAAATAAATTTAGGAAAGCCTTGATTTAAGCGAGGTGGATGCTTCAATCCACAACGCCGATCGCCCTCTAGTTCTCACCTACTGGGTATTCTTCACACCTACGGGCACGAGGACTAGCAACCTGTTCTAAATAGAACTCCCTTTACTTACAAAGCGTTGTCAATGAAACTAAGGACTCATTGTTTCATCGACCCGTAACCAGAGTAAGCATTTCCAATCCTGGCGGGCGCACTATTAAACGTCTTCCTTCCGGCTTAAAGCGAAATATCGCGTTGCTCACCCTGTGCTACAGTTTGTTCAACATCATATTCCCATGTCGTCTCACCATCCATTGGTTTCGACCATTGCAGCTTAGCTTTGTCATCATAATATTTTTCTAATAACAATTGCTCTTGTGGTGTGATGTCAAACGCATGATAAAAACTCACACGTGATTCCCACACAACATCCTTATCGCTGTACTGCATACCATCAGTCAAATCATTACGAAACTTGTAGTAATAATCATCCTTGTCCGGTACCCATGGGTAACTGCTGCGCGCCACCCACTTGTAGAAGCTTTTAAATATTGGCACTCCATCTGATCCAGCCAACCCACACCCAGCCACCGCTCCCATCCATTTATGATAGACTTTGCGTGACGCTAAGTGTTTTGTGCTCACCAAATCCGAGTACAGACGTTTGGTAGGTCTGGGTATCAACCTGTAGTGCCCTGAGATGTTTACTGGTCTAGCTTGACAAAATTCTATCTTCTCAAGCGTTGTGTAAATACCGTCATAACACATCGTGATTCCCATACGTCTGAACCAATATTCCATTCCTTTCCTGAATCGCTTAACATTGCAGGATTCCATAATCAACACACAATCATCCCCATCATTCAACAACTTAGCCTGTCCCTCCAGACCACACTTAATCAAATAACTGTTCATCAAACAGCACATGATTAGCACGTTGCCTAAACTTGTATTCATATCTCCCGACATGCGGTTTCCAATCACATTGTACTTGATTGAATTACCGTGTTTGTCGTAATATCTCCCTACATTGTTTACTTGATGTCTCAACAGATAATTCAGAGTTGGCATCAGTTCACCCACTCCAGTGGATGCTGCTCTGTAAAAATCATGTTCTATATTCAACAGTAATGGATTTATATGTTGATCGAACCGTGATGCATCCAATCCTATAGCTACGGGATCGTGAAAACTGGTCCACATTTTGTGAATTGTTTCTCCCCGCGCTTCCATGCTCATGCCTTTTGCCACTGTCCTGTGATCTCCTTCTGGATCAAATATCCTGTCAATATATCCAAACATTTTATGTTCCAAATGCTTGATATACCTACCCATCAT